CCTGAGATAGCCACCAAGATCGTAGAGCAGCTAAGTGAAGGTATTCCACTAAGAGAGATATGCAGACAAGAGGGTATGCCAGCCTGGCGAACCATTTACGATTGGATGTACCAGGATGATGTTTCTGGGGCGGCGAGCGTCGGTCTTTCCGCAGCCATCGCGAGAGCACGGGAAATTGGTTACGACAAAATGGCTGAGGAATGCATTGAGATTGCCAACACGCCAATGTTTGGCGAAGTCAAGACGATTGATGGCGACAAGCTGATTATCCGCAGGGAAGACATGCTTGGCCACCGCAAGCTGCAGATCGAGACCAGGCTCAAGCTGCTGGCCAAATGGAACCCCAAGAAGTACGGTGACCGCGTGACCATGGCTGGCGATGCTGAGAACCCGCTTGAGGTCAAGGCCGATGTATCGATCTTTGACGCCATGCTGAAGAACCTCGAGGCGAAGAGGCAACTTGGGGACAAGTGATCTTGAGACCTTACTGCGTGATCCGCAGGTAAGGGCTGAGTACACTAGGCTACCTGCTGACCAGGCTGCAGCTTGGGCCTGGCGCATGATGTGGCTCACACGAGCGCTCAAGCACCAGATCCTACCGACAGGTGATTGGTGGTCGATCTGGCTCATGCTTGCAGGCCGCGGTGCCGGCAAGACAAGAACGGCAGCAGAGCAGGTTGCATGGTGGGCATGGTCCTACAAAGCCACGAGATGGCTCGTAGCGGCTCCAACGAGCAGTGACGTGAGGAGTACATGCTTCGAGGGTGACTCGGGCCTCCTGCAGGTCATTCCTTCGGTCCTAGTGGCCGATTACAACAAAGCGCTGCACGAGCTACGCTTGACCAACGGCAGCTTGATCAAGGGCATACCCGCCTCGGAGCCTGAGCGCTTCCGTGGCCCGCAGTTCCATGGCGGCTGGCTCGACGAGTTGGCAGCTTGGGAGTACATCCAAGAAGCCTGGGACCAGATCCAGTTTGGCATGCGCTTAAAGCTTCCCGACATGAAGACCAGGCTGATCTGCACGACGACGCCAAAGCCTAAAGACCTCATCATTGATCTGATGTCGAGGGAAGGCGACGACGTCGTACTGACTACCGCATCGACTTATGCCAACCTTGATAACCTCTCTGAAAACTTCAAGCGGCAGATCCTAAGTTACGAAGGCACGAACTTAGGAAGGCAAGAGATCCACGCTGAGATCATTGACGCTGAAGAAGGCGGTATCGTCAAGCGTGATTGGTTTCGCCTATGGCCTGCAGACAAACCTCTGCCGAAGCTTGAGTTCATCGTCCAGTCCTACGACTGTGCTTTCACTGAGAAGACGCAGAATGATCCGACGGCCTGCATTACCTTCGGTGTCTACAAGCCAGAAGACGGCGGCATGCGGGTGCTGATCATCGACGCCTGGCAAGACCGGCTGCAGTACCCTGACCTCAAGCCTAAAGTATTAGACGAGTACGAGATCGTCTTCGGTGAAGGCAAGGACGCCAAGCGTGTTGACCTGGTGCTCGTAGAAGACAAGGCCGCTGGCATCGTGCTCATCCAAGACCTGCAGCGTGCCCACATCCCGGTGAGATCCTACAACCCCGGAAATGCTGACAAGATCCAGCGCCTGAGCATCGTGGCCAACATTATCAAGGCGGGTAAGGTTTATGTGCCGGAATCAACCAACAGGCCGGGCTACGTCAGAGACTGGGCAGAGGCCATGGTTACGCAGGTTTGCAGCTTCCCAAATACGACAAACGACGATTTCGTGGATGTCATGTCGATGAGCCTTCGTTATCTCAGGGATGCTGGCTGGCTGAGTATCGATCCGCCACCGCCCGACGACTACGACGAGGAAGACCTGATCGACGCTGGCATCACGAAGACCAATCCCTATGCGGCTTAAGCTAGAGCAGGGTGATCTCTGTGTCGCGCAATTGAACCTTCTCAACGCCATAGGCAAGGACGCGCAGCCCAGCCCAGGCCGAGTCTTTCTTGCTTGCAAGCAGTTGCTGAACCAGTTTGGTCTGCATCTCTATCGTAATTTCAATGTCGCCATACCGATCAAGCCAGCCGCTGCGCAAGGGGTACGGAATGCCAAACACTTTGCACTCCAAAGCGAGAATCGCGCCCGGCTCATCAGTTTTGTACTTTGCACAAAGATATTCTCTAACATTCATAACGATGGCCCCTGCATATTTATTAAATATTTACTGAATGTCACATGCGGAGGGTTTGAGTGGAGCGATCTGGGCAAATACTCACCTAACCCTGTATCAAACAAGGTTAGTGAGTACCATGCGGACGGGAATCGTTATCGCTACATGGGGCCAGCCTTTACGCATGGACTGACTATGGCAGTTACGGTGTCGCGCACCCCTGTCTCTGGTCTGCCATCCCTCTTGCGAGGTCACTCATATCAGTTGGGCTTGAAACAGATCCCCGTTGCCCTCTTACGCAGTTACGGCGGTGGTCGGTCTAGCTGCGCCAGTTATCGGTTTCGGCTGGGTTCTGAGTCCCACTCCATTCACAGCAAACTTTGGTCTGTGATCCGAGCATTAATGCAAAAAGGCCGCTTACTGCTGCCCTCGGTAGCAGAACCCAAGTCTTGCAACGAGGGTCGAGGGCATGAGTAAACGGCCTTCAATCACATTGTCTGCTACGACAACGACTGCATGATAATGCTCATCAATAGACTTTGCAAGTCCCTATGGGTATCATCCGCACAACATGAGGGGCTAGCATGAGCAACTTACGGGCAAGGCTTGGGTTAAAGGAAGGCGGGACAGTTAGCCTGCGTGAGCGGCTTGGTTTAAAGGACGGTGGTGTTGTCCACATGGATAAGGGCGGTAAGCTTCCACCAGGCGTTAAGCGTGCCACTGAGCAGGTAGACAAGTCCGCAGTGCTTGCCGCTGCCAAGCCTGCACGCCAAGCCATTCAGGGCTATCTTGGGATGGACCCAAGCTACAGCGTGATGGACCCGCAAGCAGAGAGGCTTGCCTCAGCCTACCGCACAGGTGAGGCTACAAGCGTGCTTGGCGACATTGCTGGCGCACTGTCTCCCTTTGCTTACGCTTCAGCGATGTCTAAGGTGGGGCAGGTGCCAGGCATTGCAGAACTGATTGCTTATCATGGCTCGCCGCACAAGTTCAAGAAGTTTGATGCAAGCAAGATCGGCACAGGCGAAGGTGCTCAGGCTTTTGGTCATGGGCTGTATTTTGCAGAAGCGCCTGGGGTAGCTTCTGAGTACCGCAAACAACTTGCCGGATGGCCAAAAGAAGCGAAGAACATAGTTAATGATGTTGCCAGTCTTGGCATTAGTGACGATGCCGCGCGGGAGGTTTTGTTACTGGCTGCATCAGTTGGAAAAAAAGAATTTGATATTGATACTGCTGCAAAGTGGTTGGGGTATCGGTCAAGAGAATTGAGGGATTTGCCCGACGCTCAAAGAAAAGAAATATTGTTGCGAATGTCGCAAGTTGAAACGCCAGGCTCGCTTTACAAAGTAGACATTCCTGACGAGAAGATCGCCCAAATGCTTGATTGGGACAAGCCGCTAAGTCAGCAATCAGACGTTGTTAAACGTGCAGTTCTTGGCCGTGAGATTGTTGATCCTGAATTGCTTTACAAAAAGTCTGATGAGTATCTAAAAAAGGGCGACGCAACATCAGCAGAATTTGTTAAGCGACAGGCTTTTGCATTAGAAAATGATTTGAAGCGCACTGGTGAGGGTTGGTATCAAACGCTTGCAAGTCAGCAAATGCCAAGCACGGGAGATGTAAGAGACAACATGCAAAAAGGAAGGGCTGCAGCGGCGCAGGCACTGCGTGATGCTGGCATCCCTGGCATCCGCTACCTCGACCAAGGATCTCGTGGCACTGGCAAAGGCACATCAAACTTCGTCGTCTTTCCTGGCGAAGAAGAGTCCATCAAGATGTTAGAGATCAATGGCACGCCAGAGATGGCCGCAGGCGGTCTTGTCCACATGCAAGACGGTGGCGATCCCACGGCCAGGTTCATGGGCAAGACCAAGCCTCAGGGAATCATGCAAGCCAAAGGTTTTGGTGAAGGCCGAGAAGATATAGAGAAAGCTCTGCAAGCCATCAAGGAGAGCGCCCCCGTATCAGCCGCATCGCAACTTGCAAGCGGGTACATGTCTGGTGCTGGCGGCACTGATTTAGAGAAGATCGGCCAGGCTGCGTCAATGCTACCGATGATTGGTTTGCCAGCGACGATAGGGAAAGCGTCGAAGTTAGGCAAGGCGGTTGATGTAATCGGTGATGTAGCGCAA